CCTGCCGATACCTTACGCGGTTCTGATGGACCCCTACCAGACGCCCGCACGGTTTCTGCCGTGGCTGGCCGTGCATCATTCGGTCGATCTCTGGTTTGATGATTGGACCGAAGAGCGCAAGCGGGAGATGATTGCGCAGTGCGCCGGGGTTTCGACGCTCTATCCCGCGTCTCCCTTGGGCGCGCTGAAAGGCACGCTTGCCGGGCTGAAACGCTACCTTGCGTTCGTTGATGCGGAAATCGTGGATCGCATTGCGCATCCGAACCGCTTCACCTTCGGGCGGGCGGTGATCGGACGAACCCCGATAGCGCATCAGCCATTCGTGGCGCATTACCTTGTCCGCGTCACGCTGACAGCGCCGAAGAACCGCTTTCAGATTGGCCGCAGCGCCTTCGGGCGGGCGGCAATGACGGCCATCGACCTTGAGCCTATTCGCCGCGCCAAACACGCCATGAAGACCGCCAAGACGCCGGAAACGATCTATTCGGTTTCCTTCGCATGGCGGCGCGGCATCACCTTTAACGACAACATTTTCATCGACGGAAGCCATGCCATCGGCGGTTACATGGATCGCAAGCGGCTGGATTGAGGGTAACGACACATGCAGCGCACTTCCTTTGCAGAAGCTGAAATCGCCGATCATGCAGATTTCGAAGCCATCGGCTTGCAGGCGCAGGCCGCAACAGATGGTCTTTGGCTGGATGCCATCGGCTATCCTGCCCATTGGGCCGCATTTACCGTCGCGCGTAAATCGGCGCAGGAAATCACGGTTTCGGCTGGCCGTTATGTCGCCGGGGAAATCGTCTTTGCGCAGGAAGCCCCCACCGATATGAACCTTCAGCTTCATATCCCGTTGGCTGCTTCCGACCAGCGTTGGGTTGCGGTCCTGCTTCGCGGCAAGGAAGTGACGGACACGGCAAACCGGCCTTTTGAAACTTCCGATGATCCCGAAACCAGCGTTATCGTGAACCGCACCACGCCGAAGACAATCCGCCGGGTCGTTGAACTCATCGTGCAGCCGGGCGATGCAAACCCGGTCCCGGTCAAGCCGGTAGTTGCCTCCACCGATGCATGTATTGCCTTCGTACTGCTGACCTCTTCGGGCATTGACGCTATCGAGCCGGGCAACAGCGACCGTGTAAAAACCCTCTATGAAGTGGAGGGCCGCGTAACGGCGCTGGAAGTCGATCTGGACGCGCTCTTTATGCGGACCGAGACGATTGAAACGCAGATCGTCAACATCAAGGCCAAGCTGACGGAAATCCCGCGTCCGGTCATTATTCGCCAGATGCAGCGCGACATTGGTGCGGCTCGCCTGAAAGTCGATCTGCCGGACGAGGCACGCGCCTACGTGTTCGATAATGGCTTGATCCCTGACCGTTGGGACATGACGCATGTTGACTGGCTTGCCCGTATTGAAGAGGGTATTCGCTTTGGCTTTGCCGCCGAAGCGCAGGCCCGGCTTGAAGTCCAGGCGGAAGATGATCCGAAGATTTATTTTCGTGGTCGGCGCATGGTGCCAGCCTTTGACGAAGTGACCCGCATCGCGAATACCTCTTTGGATTCGACGCTGCTGATTTCGCAGTTGGTGCATACCGAGATTACCGCCATCCGCAAGGAAGCCTCTCGCGTTCGCGTCACGTATGGTCCGACGCAATGGGCTTGCGAAAATCAGGCTGGCTGGTCGGCTCTCGGCGGCGATGCGCGTGTCGGACAGATATTCAACATCGGCGGCGAGGAATTCCAGATTGTCGATATCCGCGCCAACGGCGGTCCCGGCCATCAAACCTATGGCGTCCGGCAAATCCGATATGAGTCCTATAACGAGGTCTATTGGGAGTACGTCACCGAACAAATCGGCCTAAACGGCTCGATTTATGGACAGACCTTCCTCGTTGCCCAGCCCATGCAGGCGACCAGCCTTGAACTGTCATTTGCCCGTGTCGGCAATGACGGTGATGTGCACGTCCTGATCGTGGAAACCACGACAGGCGGCGTTCCGCGTTTTGATGCGGTGCTGGCAAAAGGCATCCTGAAACACGCCGATATCAAGGTCGGCTGGAATAAGGTTGAACTGCCGATCACGCTGCTGGAAAGCGGGAAGCGCTATGCGTTTGTGACCGTGACGACCGGTGCGCATGCGCTGCATATCTCGGCTTCGAACAAGTACACGGGCGGAACGCAGTTTCTCACGACAGACGGCGCATTTGCGCAAGGGTCGATGGAAACCGATATTTGCTTCAAGCTGAATGCGGCACGCTATCGCAGTCCGCGCACGGTTATTCCGATGCAGGCGCTGAACCTCGCGGATGGCATGACACAAATTGACATGCTGTTTGCCGGTTGGGTGCCGGGTGGTTGCCAGCTTGGATGGGAAATCCGCCCTTCCGGCTCGGCTATCTGGACAGAACTGGACGATGGCGACCCGGCGACAAATCCGCTTGTCGGGCTTCCGGCCTCGGTGGAATTGCGCATGGTCATGATGGGCACGGCTGATTTGCAGCCGATGATCCAGCTCGACGACAAGGCGATTTCGCGCGTGGCCCGTAATCGCAGCACGATGCGGGCAGTCAGCAAGAGCTTGCCGTTCGGTTTTCCCACCACGCATGTCCAGACGCAATACACGCTGGATAGCTTCGATCCGGTGCGACACACCTTCACCCCCGCCATCATGGTGGGCGACACGGTTGTAAGCCCTGATGCGACGGTCGTTACTGTCGATCCGCAAGTGCCGTCGCGCCGGACATATCTTTCAACCTACACGCTCGGCGCTGCGGCCAGCGCAGCGGCATCACGTTCGTAAACGGAACTGCGCCCGACGCCGACCCCGCCGCGTTTCCGCTGAATTATCCTACCATCGTTCGGTCATTGCCGCAGGCGGCGGCGCTCGGCGCGGCTGGCACCCTGTTGGAAGATGTGACCACCATTTTCAACGAGGGCGGTTCGTGGTGCATCGTCAACCGCGTCCCCGAAAGCGCCGATGCCGCAACCCTGCAGAATAACCTTATCGGCGATCCTGTGGCTAGAACTGGCCTGTATGCGGCGCTTCGCGCTAAGGCGATTACGAGCTACCAGCCCCGCGTCCTTATTACCGCAGGCGATACAGGCGCATGGATTGAGGGCGGCGTGGTTTCGGTATCTCTGACTTCCGAAGGCGACAATCTGACGGAGGTGCCTGACGTGACGGCGACGGGTGGCGGCGCTGACCCCGGCAAGGTATTGCCGACACTTAAGGCAATTATGGGGACCGGCCCGAACGCCAAGAAGGTGGTTGGAGTTGAGGTCGTCGCTCCCGGTAAGAAAATGTCGGCGGCTCCGCTCTTGACCTTCACGGGTGGCGGAGCCGATGCGGGTAAGGTTCTGCCTGCCGCCACTGCCAATGTCGGCGACGTGGCGAACCCGTTCGTTTCGGCGCTCAACGCCATCACCCCGAAAATCCGCGCTCGCGCTTACATCACTGGACCGAATACGACCGATGCGGAAGCATTGCGGTTCCGCAAAACCGTCAATGGCGGGCGCATCCTGATCATCGATCCGAAGACGATCAAGAACGTAAACGGGGTTCCGGTGACGAAGCCGGTGGCACCTGTCTTCGCTGGCGTCCGTTCCCGCGTGGTGGCATCGGCGGAAGGCTTCTCCGGTTCGGTCTCGAACAAGATTATTCGCACCATCGACGGTGTTGCGCGCACGATCGCCTATACCGGCGGCATGAAGGAATTCATGAACGATCTCGGCGACCTGTTGCTTGGTCCTGTCGATCCGAACGCCGCCGACCGCATTGGGGCAATTTTCATGCGGGCGAAAGAGTGGGGCGCATCGATCCGCGAATTGAACGATGCGATAAAGGACAATCCTATCGCCAAGTTTTTTGCGGAAATGTCCGGTTACGGCTTCCAGCTTTTTGCGTGGGGCATGGGTATTTCCATGTTGGCTGGCACCATTCGCAAGCTCGCGGCGGCGCTGTTTGTGCTTTCTGGGGCGAGCACCTTGCTTGGGGCGTTGAAAACTGTCGGTTCAATCGCGGCCATTGTTGGCGGCGGCGCTGTAGCGGGTGGTGCCGCTGCGGGGGCTGGAACTGGTTCGGCGGGTGCGGCGGCAGGTGGAGCGGCGACGGCTGGTTTGCTCGGGCGATGGGGTTCGATCATTACCGGCCTAGCCCGCATAGGCACCTATGG